TGGTGCCTTCAGCGTTATCGCTCACTCGAAATCCTGTTCTTCTGGTTGTTCGTCGGCTTCTGCCAGGATCGCGTCACGCGCATCCACGAAGCCTTTCATCATTGCGAGAAAGTTGTGAAGGCCCCACACCTCAGCATAGATACCTTCACGCCTTTTAACTTCATGAGGCTGTGTGCCAATCATCCCTTGAACGAGGGTCTGCTTGCGCATCTCACACAGCAAATTGAAAGTGTCGTCGCGCATCAGCGCCTCACAATAGGTGCCTAGCGCGACGATCTGATCAGAGTTCATTCAACAGCCCTTCTTACCCGGCATCGGCTTGCTGGGCTTTTTGGGCTGCTTGGGCTTTTTGGACATCGTGTTCCTTTGGACGCATATGCTCTTCAAGAGCCATCTTGCGCTGCTCGACATCAACACGGTTCACAGTTTCGAGGTTCTGACGCTCAGTGTCCGAGTACTGCTTCTGAACACCCGCGAGGGTCTTTGCAGTGTCGTTCTGAGTGCGCAGGACTTCTCGCTGCTCGGAGATGTCAGCCTTCTTCGAAGTTGCCTGTGCAGAGAGCATCGAGGCTTGCGCCTGCGTCATCGCCGCATCAGCTTTCTTCGTCTCGATCGGATCAGGCTGCGGGGTCTGCCACTTATCAGGCGGTGCGATGTAGTCGCGCCAGCTATAGATGCCGCGCTTCTCGATTGCGTCGCCTAGGAGTTTGTAGCGTTGCTCCGGACCAAAGAATTGTGCAGCGGCGGGGTCCTTCGATAGGCCATCGTACAGCGCTGAATAGTTCGCTGCTTCCTTTTCCGCCTCGCCGTAACCCAGGTGCGTGGAGAGCCAGCAAGTCCGTGGAGACTTCTTCCAGTTTGCTGGATTGACCGCAATGTCCTTTCCAACGACCTCGATGACACTTTCTTTCTTCTCGTACTTGACGACCGTCTTCCAGACCTTCTGATACAACGGCATCAGAAAGCTATTAGCGAAGAAGCGCGCCATGACCTTCTGCCTGATCTGCGAAACCGTGATCAGGTTGTCGATCATCGCGTCGGAGTTCTGCTTCGACACGGCGTCTTTGTTGAGGCCCTGCGACAACGCGCTGATGCCCGTCTGCTCCTCCTTGTTCTGCTTCAGCATCTCAAGGGTCTGGTAGACGAACGGGTTCAAGTTGCCGTACAGAAGCGGAGTGACAGCATCCGGCCGAGTGACGTTCACCAAGCCGCCGAGGCGGTTGTCGAGCATCTCTTTCGGGTTGGGAAGGCCTCCACCGACCACCTGCCAACGAGGGTTGAGGGTGATCGAAGTGTGATCGAGAATACCTCGCGTGAGCACAGTGCGGGCGTTCTGCGTTTGAATAACGCGCCCCGCATAGCTGTTGCCCCACACAGTATGGGGAATGCGCAGCGGGTTGAACTCGACGTACGGGTCTTCCTCGACCTGATCCTTTTCGAGCAGCACGTCACCAGCGTAGCGGATACGCCAGAGGGTGGCTTCATTCTCGTCCTTGTACATGACGAGATCGACGTAGACCTCAATGAGTTCTACACCCTCTTGCTCGGGCTGGATCGGATCGTCCATCAGGTTGGAAAGATCACTCGTGGGGTCTTCGCGCGCTTGCTTCTCAGGGGCGCTCGAAAGGGTCTCGTCCCACTTGATCCGTTTGATCTTCGCCGCCGGATAGCCCATCTTGAGCAAATCGGCTTTGGTGATCTTGCGACGCCGCCCACGTAGGCCATCTTCGCGCCGCTTGACACCCTTCTCGACGAAGTACTCTTCAGGAGGGACAGCCTCGATCATAACTCGGGACTTGTCGATCTTCGTCCGGTAGGTGCCGGAATAGGTTTGGCTCTCGTCGTCTAGCTCTGCTTCGAACTCGTCGATATCAGGGTCAGAGGCGAGGGCCATCGCCTCGTCGAGGGTGATGTCGTCGAAGGTTTGGGTGTCGTACTCGAAAGTTTCGTCCCACTCGACCTGCGCAACGCCTTTGCGTGCCATCAGGCCGTCGTGGATTACGTCGTAGAAAATCTCGAAGCCATTGTTGACCGTGAAGACAATGTGATCAACGTACTTGGTTTCAATCCGCGCTTGGTTGGCGTCTCCCGGATCAGACAGACTGTTGGGATTGAAACGGATGACCTCCCGCCCGGCAGCAAAGGTCTCAAGCAACTGAGCCTTCATCTGCTCGACGGCATCGTAAACGTCCGAGGAGATGTAACTCGACCGCCCCACGCTTTGTCGCTTGGGGAGTTCCGAGTTGTAGTACTTAATGGTCCGCCCGTTGCTTTGAGCGAGCGCCGTGCCGGGCCATCCCGTGCCATCCTTGACCTTTTGAGAGACCTTCGTGAGAAGTTCGCTCTCGGTCATCAGGAGTTTGCGTTTAGCCATTAGACAGCCTCAGCATAAAAATCGTCGATTACGGTAATGGGGGTTGCGCGACGCAGATGAAGGTGGTTCGCAATCGCCAAGGCCATGATGCAATCGTCAAAGCACCCCTTCTCAGCTTCCATCGAACCACTCTCGGTGACGACGTAAGTGAGCATCTCTTTGAGGGTTGTTTGATCGTTGATGACGATATCGCCGTCACGCACTGCCGCACGTAAGCGGTCAATGATCAGGGGTTTGGTTTTGACGTTCGTCAGGAACCCGATGTTCAGGGTGTCGCGGTCAGCAACTTGGCCCTCAGTGACATCGAGAAAGACCTTCGGGTACTGGAGGTCCTTGTAGAGGCGCACGCATGTCAGAATGCCATGCGCGTTCCGTTCAGGAGCAATCAGAGCCGTGTTGTAGTAATAGCCAAGCGCTGCGAGTACGGACGCAAAAGCATCAGGATGGATATGGCCATGCCAGACCGCCACCTGTTCCTTGTCGCCATTAAGGACCTGAGCAACCGAATAGTCACCGTTACGCACGCCCGCCGAAACGTCGGCACCGATCGTGTAGACATCTTTCGGATCGAGGTCCTTGTAGACCAGCAGTTCCCCTCGGGAGTGCTCGATCACAGAGCCTTCCTCAACAGCCATGCGCTTGATGGGGGAGGGGCACTTATCGAGAAGAGGGGTAATCAATACGGGATCAAATACAGGGCGGCCCGAGGCCAGGAAGGCTTCTTCCGGTGTGGCCGGGTATTCCTGCTTGAACAGGTCGTCCCCGTTCTGTGCGATCTTGAGACGCCGCCAATAGAGTTGCGCGTCATCGAGACCATACTTCTTAGCGAGGTCGATCTCCTCGTAGGTCCTCTCGAAGCCTTCTGGAGGCGTCGTGCGGTACTCGTCGCTTTCGAACCACGCAGAGAAGAATGGCACGTAGCCGTTCTGCCCTTTGACGGCGGCAACCCACGTCGTGTTGAACGAGTTGTAGCCGTTCGCCGTGCTCTCAATGAAGACTGCAGTGCCCGCAGAGTTCGGGACCGACTGCAGCAGAGCGTTCAAGTTGTCGTCTGCTGAAGCCGGGGGCCAGAACGCGATCTCAGAAAGGTGCGCGTGCGTGATGGTCTCACCGCGAGCGATGCCTTCGCCGCCAGCCGTAGCGACCAGCAATCCGGTATCGAGTTCGTTGAAGACCAGTTCCTTACGGGAGGAATAGGCTGTTGAGGGCTTCATCAATGCAGGCGTATTTTGGTACATACGCCGGTACATATCGAACAGAGCCCGCGCGCTATCAGCCTTGTGCGCGACGACAATTCCCTTTTGCGCTTTGCGCTGGCAAAGCCACCAGTACAGGAATGCGCTAACGACCGTCGAAAGACCTTGCTGTCGGGCCTTCAGAATAATGCATCTGATGTAGCCCAGCGTGAGCAGTTGTCGGAGGATTGTATCGACGAACCGCTCTTGCACTTTGTTCAGGACGAGGGGGACGATCTTCCCCTCTTTCGTCCTGATCTTGATGTTGTGCTTCGCGAAGAAGCGAAAGTCAGTTAGAAAGCGCTTTCGCACTTCCATCAGTTTCTTGGGGTCCATAGTGGCCGTTGTCACTTAAATATTCAATAGCTCTAGCTAAAATCGCAGGGCTATCTTTGAAGCCTCCGAGACTGACGTTGCAATAATGGCAAAGCAACCCTCGAACACGGCCCGTTTCATGGTTATGATCGACATGAAACCTCCCTCGACCGCCAGGGTTATCAGTGCCACAAATAGCACAACACCCTTTTTGGGTAAGAAGTATCATGTCATAGTCTTCAACGGTAATCCCAAACCGGTATTTTAGCTGTGTAGCCCGGTTATACCCCGTTATCTTCGCTTTCTTCCGTTTCATTATCAGCGATGGCTTCGGCTAACCACGCCTCGGCGCTCTCAACGGTGATGCGAGACTTACGCTCAGGGGCAACGCGACAGTATTTGAGAACCTGGGCGAGGGCGGCGATGCGGTATTGAGTGGCGCTATCCGAAACACCGATCGTCAGGCATTCCTTCAGCGCGAGTTCGGCGCGGTCTGCGTCCCCGGTAGGGAGGTTCGAAAAATCGACGACCGCATTATCTTTCAACTTGGCCAAAATGAACTCCGCTTTCTTCGCCGCTTCAGCAAACATCACTGCGGCTGTTTCTTTTGTGTAACCGTCAGGAACACGATGGCGTGCAGGGCCAATCTCACCACGGCGGCGCGGCCCCCAAACTTTATCTTCCATCATCTGACGATACGCGGGGTCTTTATAACGATCCCTCATTGCCTGCGCCCTAGGGGATGTATGATCCTTACGGGGCGTAATACGCTTTCGTTGGCGTCTACGTTTGGGCGTGTATTCGTCAGGGGTGAGCTTGACCTTTTTGCCCGGAGGTCTTCCGTGTTTTCGCTTGAAGGGAAGCCCTAATCGAGTTGCCTCGGCTAGAGCTTCCAGTTCTTCTGCGTGTGCTTTTGGATTAACTGGCAATATCTACTACCATGCTTTCGAATGGCCCCTGGATGCCTTACCAATCTTAGCGACCATCGTGGCATCGTGATTAAACCGAGCCAAAATTGGGGCGCGAAACTCTTCATAAGAGCGAGCTTCGATCCCTGCCTTCAGCAGTTGGAAATAATCGATCCCAGTAACAGCGCTGATGTTGCGTGCAATCTCCGCCCTCTTATCCAACCGCGCAGCAGTAGTTGCTTCGTGACGAGCACGTCGCTCTGCGGGGGTTAGCTTTGAAAGGAGGTCATTTATACGCGCAATGGGGTGAGGCTTCGTAAAGAACCCTTCAGCTTCTTTCCGGTCTGTAATCTCTTTTGCAAGCTTGAGAAGATCAAAGTCTGCAGGAGATGCTTCAGCAGGAGTAGAGCTTTTGACAGGGGCTTCAACAGGAGCAGGAGCCTTTGGTGGTAAGTTGGTCTGCAGGTCCCGCCGTAAGAAGTCGGGAATATCCAGACCATCGCCTATGTCACCAGTCCGCACCGGCTGCTCAACCGGAGTGGTCTTAACAGCCCCATTCGCCTTCGTGATTTTCGCGATCGTCGCCATTGGCGTCGGAGGAAGATCAGCAGGGCGAATAATCTCGTGGGAAACGCCGTTGACGTTGACCACAGAAGGGGGAGCAGAAGGTGGAGCAGAAACAGGCGCAGGCGGTGGAGCAGGCGGTGGAGCAGGAGGCGCTACAGGCGCAGGAGTGGGCTCAGGAGGAACCTGAGTAGCTCCCTCTCGCATCTTCTTGATACGTTCGAGGCTGGAGACCAGAGGCTTAACCGCTGAAAGGTCCATAGGAGGTTCAGCAGTCGAGGCTTCGTAGGCTGCCCGCATCTTCTTGGTGCGCTCTAGGCCTGTAACGAAGTCCCTGATGGCTTTGAAATCGATAGGTGCCTCAGGGGTCGGTTCCGGCCGAGAAGCCCACGGCTGCACCAAGCCCATCTTCGGGCCAGTAGCGTTGGCTGGGGGTTGGTACGGAGGCGTGGGAGACGGTTGCTCTGGCTGTTGGAACGCTTGCGGATTGACCCGAGTTGCACCGCCGTCAGCGAACTTCTCAGCGAAGCTCTTAGCGGGCGAGCGGAGGCCAAGGGCGCGGTCAGCACCGTAGGCACCCAAACCAACAAGGCCGAGCGCGGCGAGAGACTTTGCTCCCAACGCGAGGGGGAACGCCCCCAAACCAGCAGCACCAATACCAGCGCCAACAGCGGCACCAGTGAAGTTCTTGAAGTGCGCGATCGACTTCCCAAGGCTGTGAGCCATACCGGCACGCAGGTCGCCGCTGTCCGTGTAGTCACCCTTACTCTCAAGGATTTCCAGCACGCGCATACGACGGACGGCATCCATAAAGGCCGCCTCGTTCTGCGTTCCTTTGGCTACGCTACCGAGGGTTTCAACGTCTGCATTTGAAAGGGTCCGCTTCTCACTGAGAGACTTCGCGCGCTCAATCGCAGCGTTCGCATCCAGATTGGTCTTGATCGCAGCGTCGATGTCGGGGTTGTCAGAGACGATACGCCTGAGGTCCGCAGAGATGGTCTGCTTGACAGCCCGCGCACTCTGCCCTTCGTTGAGCATGTTGCCGACTTCGCCAGCAGCAGGCCGATACTCAGGGGAGACCTCGCGGAACTTCGCAGCAGCAATCCCTTCCTTCGCAGCGCGTCGGCCACCAAGGGTAGCCCCACCTACGCCGCCAAGGACGCCAGCATTCTCCAAACGTGTAGCGTTCTGTTCGTTGCCAACGCCGAAGTCATGGATGGCCTGGGTGCCCGCAGAAGTGCCTGCAGTTACGCCAGTCCCCACCATGAAGCGTTTTGCGGTATCGAAGAGACCCTTCGCACCTGTGGAGATTAGAGGCTTGCCGAGCTTGCCGATCACAACACCGGGGCCGAGGCTCGCCAGGAGACCTTCACCAACAGTCTGCCCGAACGCGCGGGCCTTCTGAAAGGCGGTAGGCTCTGCAGGGGGAGCATTCGGATCAGGTGGGCCTTCCATCTCCTTCGGGGCCGTATCGGGAATGGGGACGCCTGCCTTACGCAGGGCGCTCACATACCAAGGCTCCCAAAGGCCTTTCGTCTTGTTGGCCTCGTTCTGCGCAATCTCTTTCGCAGTGTTGCCGAAGTTGCGGGCGACATAGCTTCCTGTGGAACCGGCAAGGTAACCAAGTGGTCCTAGAGGAGAAAGTGAGGCCCCTGCAGTGAGGTCCATCGCAGGACCAGCCGCAGTCTCCAAGAGTGCCCGAGGAATGTAGCTCGGGTTCTTCGAGAGGCTTCGCTCGTCAGACAACGCAGGATCATAGTTTGAAGGCGCTACTCGCCCTGCTCTAGTCTTGAAGAAACCTTCTGGTCCGCTAAACCCAAGCTGACCAGCAGTCTCACCGAGGCCTTGAAGCACCGAGGAGCCACCTTGCTCGATGGCTCCAGCAGCAGACCTGTTGCGCGATTGGTCCCAATGCGCCGCAACATCAACAGCAGCCTCAGGAGTATCAGCTTCAACTTTGACCTGATTGCCGGTCTCAAGTTCTACCGTGTACACCGGCATCTTCTGTTTCCTAGTTAGCGCAGCTAACGCTGCTGCTTATTGAACGATACGCCCTTTGCTACCGGATGGGGTAGTGATCCAACCCGAACCGGTCGCCTGCGAAGGCTGCGATTGGGTCTTCGAAGGCGCGCCTTGCGCCGCTGGAACCTTCGCGTAAGTCCCCCTAACTTCCTTCTCGAAGTCGGGGATCGGGTTCTCTTTGATCATGCGCTGCTTGTAGCGCTGCCAACTCACGTCGTCGAAAGCGCCGCCGGTGAGGTCCAGATAGTTGGTGAGCCAATCGCCCATCTGCTTCTGGCGCTCACGCATGATGCGCTCAGACGTGATCATGAGGAGGTTGCCCTCATGGCTGTTATCGAGGCCCGCGTTCGCTTTGGCGAGACGCTCCCATTCCTTCTCAGTGAACGCACCGGGCATACCGCCGTAGCCGCCCTTCGGGTCACGCATCTGCAAGATGCCCTGAGCCTGAATGCGGTTTGCGATATCACCAGCACCTACGCTGGAAAGGTCGAAGCTGTCCCCAAAGATGCTTTTCAGCGCGGGGTTAGACGCAATGAACTTCTTGAACTCTTGGAGCTGAGTGCCTCCGGGGCCTTGGTAAAGGCCTGGGTGCTTAAGGGCTGCTTCAAGCGTACCAAGGTCGGTCAAGCGACCACTCGCCTTCTCAGCGCTGTCGTAGATGGAGCCCTTCATCTCGGACCATCGCTTCGCATCAGCGTCAGCAAGGGCCTTCGTGCCTGCGGTCTCGGGTGCCTTCAATGCGGTCGGCACACGCCATTGCCGCATCGTGCCTTTGTCCCCGACCTGCAGCACATTTCCACTCGCATCCATGTGCGCGGTGAACTGCTCGTCGTCAGGCTGTGACATCTTCGAGAGGACAGCCGCGCCCTGCGGGTTGTTTACGGAGGCGAGGCCAGCAGCAGCAGCAAGGAGATGATTGGGGATGTTGTAACCGGCGGGATTTTGACCCCTGATCCACGCAAGCGGATCGTCAGAAAAGTTGACAGGGGGCTTCTTGTATTGATCCGCTACGGAAAGGGTCTCAGGGACCTGAGGGAGCAAAGCGAATTGATTGGATTTAGGGGTCATTGAACCACCACCGAGGCGACTGGTGCCGCCTGGATCAGGAGTGCCGGAAAATGCCATAGTGGAATAAAGGGCGGGGGTATCCGTGTCCCCTTCCGTGGCCGCGTAATTAAGTTGCTTCACGAAGCGGTCGCCAAAAGAGCCGGTAGCTTTGTTTGGCTCGATGCCGCCGGGCAAACTCGTCCACCAACCAGAGATGCCGCGCCCGACTGCAGTAAGTTTCTGCGGGTCGCCTTTGGCCGCTTCAATGTCCGCTCCGAGATCGCGGCCGGTGCGTGCCTTATAGGCGCGCTCGGCGTGCCAGATGGCAGCGCGGTCTTGGTTAGGCGGGGAGAAGTCCTGAAGCCCGAGCGCGGTGCGCGCTTCGTCCCAAGAACCACGGAGAAACTGATAGCCACCAGCGGCGGAAGTCCTGAGGCCAGTCCGTGAAGTGGCGTTCGGGCCATTCACGATTGGCATCAGTTGCCGGGGGTGATCAGAGAAATCGTCGATCGTCTTACCGCCGTACATCACACGGTAAGGGTCGCGCCCTGGATAGGCGCTTTCAGAACCGTAGATGGTTCGAAGAAGCCCTCGTTGCCAAGGGGCCATTAGATCAGCCATCCACGGGGCCTTTCTTGATTGGCTCCCGTCGTAGGGATCGAACCTACCTAATCTCTGCTTAACAGGCAGCGCCGCGCACCTTGCTCGGCTTTGACGGGAATAAAGAGTAGGCCCCTCCCGAGGCGCACGAACACGCATACGCCGATAAGGGGAGGGGCTATTGGTCAGGGCAGCAGGATTTGAACCTGCGACGGCCGCGTTCCTGGCGCGGGGCTCTGGCCAGACTGAGCTACACCCTGTTACTTGAAGAGGCCACCAACACCACCCAGGATCCCGGCGATCGTATCACCGAGGCTCTTGTTCTGAGTTTGCTGGGTGTTGGTCGTCTGAGTACCCGTTTGCTGCGAGCCCCAATTCTGGCTGCCAACTGTGTTGAAGTACTGAGACAACAGCGTGTTCAGGCGGTCAGCACCATACTCGGACATAGCCTTAGCGTTGTCGATGGTGTTCTGATTTGCATCCTGATAGCCCTGCGCACCGGTGCCAGCGAGACCATACAAAGTCCCTTGCTGACTGATGGAGTTGCCGAGGGCGTCCACACCGCTTGCGGCAGAGGTAGCACCAAGAGAGCCGGTAGCCTTCAGAGCATCAAGGACCGCGCTGGTATCTGATTGGCGACCCTGCTCAGCAAGATTGAGGCCTTGGGTGTAAGCGCTGCCGCGCATGTTCGCGGAGACATCAGCAGCCTTCTCAGCAAGCCCACGCCGGATGATCCCTTCAGCAATACCACCTTGGCCGGTCGTACTGGCGTTGACGTTTCCAGTCATCGCGGCAGTGCGCTCAAGCGCGGGAAGCTGCTGTTCGTTCACATAGCGGCTGGCGTCACGCATAGCTGCATCGACTTGACCACTGATGTACGGATTGTTTGCGTACGAACCAGCGGCGTCGATGTTGCTCTGCGTAGAGCCTTGTGGCTTGAAGGCCAGCAATCGATCCATCGCGGCGGTAAGGCCTTGAGACCCCGTGTTAGCTAGGTTCGAGCCCACAGATGCGCTGAGCCCAGGGATGTTGTTGTTGGTCCCATAGTCGTAAAGGGACTTGAACACCGACATCTGCTCAGGCGTGAAGCTTGCAAGCTGCTGCCCGGAGTAGAGGCTGTTGGCTCCTGTGTTGTAGTTGCTCTGCGCCTTCTTGAAAGCATCAAGGAGGTAGGGCTGCTGAGCGGACCAAGGAGCCGTAGTCTGGTTCTGAGATTGAGTTTGGGTCGTATTGGTTTCGGTACTAAAAAGTCCCATACTAAGGCTCCAAGGCGGCGATACGCGCCTCTAGTTTCTTAAGGGTCTCGAAAATGCTTTCGACTGTGGTGCGGACCTTAGTGAGTTCGCGCTGCAAGTAGCCCTTCTCGCCCCCTTCGATCTTCGGAGGAGGCGCAGGGCGGTATGCTTTGAGGATGTCTGTGTCAGCCATCATGCCGGTCCTTATGGACGGTCACTGAGCTTCACGACATCGAGGTCCAACCCCGTCAGCACAAAGCCACGGTAGTCTGCATGTCTCATGCGGAACGAAACGAAGCGGCCACCGTCATTGAAATCGACCTTGGTGTAATCCAC